CTCCGTTATCTGACCTAATGGCTAAATACAGCCGTTTTTTCAGGGTAGAAGAACTTACTCACGGCAATAAGAAGAAGACAGATCGGGTTATGTGGGCCTTACAGGGCAGGTTTGAAAACAAACAGGTTACTTTAAACAAAGGCGATTGGAACTATCAGTTTATGGACGAACTCTTCCAGTTCCCTGATGTCTTAACTCACGATGATATGGTCGATAGTCTTGCATACATAGACCAATTGGCAAATGTAGCGTATTCTTACGAGTTTGAAGTAGACAACTTTGAAGTATTTGATACTGTGGCAGGGTATTAATATGCTAGATAAAGAAGAATATTCCAACGAACAGACTGTAGAATCATGGGTTATGGAAAAATGTGATCATTGGCGTGATCATTTTACTAATAACTATGAAGAAAAGTTTGATGAGTACAATCGCCTGTGGCGTGGTCACTTTTCGGCAGAAGATAAAACCCGAAACTCAGAACGCTCTCAAATAATTTCCCCTGCCCTACAACAAGCCGTTGAATCGGCTGTTGCCGAAATTGAAGAAGCTACTTTTGGCCGTGGTAAATTCTTTGATATCCGCGATGATATGCGTGACGAACAACCTCAAGACGTAATTTTCCTTAGAAATCAACTACATAAAGACTTTAAGAAGACTAAGGTTAGAAAGTCGGTAGCTGAATGTCTTTTAAACAGTGCGATTTATGGTACGGGTATTGCTGAAATCGTCATTGAAGAAGAAAAAGAAATGCGTCCTGCGACTCAACCTATTATGGAAGGGCAAATGCAAGCGGTTGGTGTCAATGTTGTGGATAGGACAGTGTGCAAATTACGCCCTATACAGCCTAGAAACTTCTTAATTGACCCTGTGGCTACCTCTGTAGAAGACGCTATTGGTGTGGCTATAGACGAATTTGTCCCTTATCACCAAGTAGAACAGCTACAGGAGTCGGGAGTCTACCGAGAAACCGACTTACGCTTTGATTATTACGACAATGACCTAAATGCTGACCCTGAACTGACTGACCAACCTGACGAAAAGATTAGACTGACAAAGTATTACGGGCTTATTCCTAAGTTCTTAATGGAAAAAGAAGAAGATTTTGAAGCTGACGAGGATGATGGACACTACATTGAAGCCATTGTAGTCGTGGCTAACGGTGGAATACTGTTAAAAGCCGAACGAAATGCTTTTATGATGAATGACCGCCCTGTCGTAGCCTTCCCTTGGGATATAGTTCCAGGCCGTTTCTTTGGTCGGGGTATCTGTGAGAAGGGTTATAACTCTCAAAAAGCCCTTGATGCGGAGCTTAGAGCTAGAATAGATGCCTTGGCATTGACTGTTCACCCTATGATGGCTATGGATGCTACCCGATTACCTAGAGGTTCTAATAATGAGATTAGACCTGGAAAAGTATTACTGACTAATGGTGATCCTAGAGAAGTGCTACAGCCCTTTAATTTCGGGCAGGTAGGACAGATTACCTTTGCTCAAGCGGATGCCCTTCAGAAGATGGTACAGACCGCTACAGGGGCGATAGATTCAGCAGGGATTCCAGGTTCTATCAATGGAGAAGCTACCGCTGCGGGTATCTCAATGTCTTTAGGGGCTATAATTAAGCGTCATAAACGCACATTGATTAACTTCCAAGAATCATTTCTTATTCCTTTTGTTCAGAAGATAGCCTATCGGTATATGCAGTTTGAAGCTGAGACTTATCCGGTAAGTGATTATGAGTTTGAAGTTACCTCGTCACTAGGCATTATCGCTAGGGAATACGAAGTTACTCAGTTGGTACAACTACTACAGACTATGGGTTCCGACTCTCCACTCTATCCGGTGTTAATACAGTCTATTATTGACAACATGAACATATCCAATCGTGAAGAGCTACAGCAGATTATTGCTCAAGCTAGTCAGCCTAACCCACAAGCACAGGAGGCACAGCAAGCCGAACTACAAGCTAGGCTACAGTTTCAAGCCTCACAGACTAATGCGCTTAACGGACAGGGAGCAGAATCATACGCTAGGGCTGAGAAGATTGCTCAAGAAACTAAAGCAATTCCTGTTGAGCTTGAGATTGATCAGATTAACGCTGCAACCAAGAACCTAAAGGCGGGTGACGCTGATGATAAGGAGTTTGAACGCAGAATGAAGGTAACGGATAAGTTACTTCAGGAAAGAAAACTTAACCTTGATGCCGCTATTAGAGCAGATACAGCCGATACTAACCGAGCAAGACAACAGCCTACGGAGAATCTTCCTAACTGATGAGCGTAGAATCAATAGGAAAGCAACTTGAAGAGTACGAGTCGGATAGAGATTCGGCTTATGCAGAAATGTTTAGCACACAAGGCTGGAAGTATTTGATGGATTATTTGACTCAGCAAGCATCAAGGGCTGACTCAATAGAGAACATTGATAGCATGGAAGAGCTACATTTAAATCGAGGGAAATTAAAAATTATTGCACTATTGTTGAATTTAGAAGCAACAACGGAGCATAATAGAGAAAACGAGGGTAGCAAACTTGAGTGGTCTTAGAGTTATTTTTGAATTTAAATGCAAGAATAACCATGTTTCTGAGAAGTTGGTTTCACGTGAAACATACATAATAGATTGTCCTCATTGTGAGTGTAAGGCTAAAAGAATTATCTCTGCGGTTCGCTGTAGTCTTGAGCCTGCAACTGGGAGTTTTCCAGGGGCAACTGAAAAGTGGTTAAAGATGCGCGACCAACAGATAGCATTAGAACGTAAGGTAGCCGAACCATAGTCCAGTAGCTTAAAGAAGCGAATGGGTAGCTTAATAGGTCTTATGAGGTTTAATGATGGCGAAAATAATTGACCCAGTAAAGGTAGACGAAACGGATACAAGCCCTGTCTTAGAAGAATCTGATTCTACACAGAATGAGGTTCAGGAAGAGGTAGCAGAGTTACCGGAGCAATACAAAGATAAGTCCCCTGCGGATTTAGTAAAAATGCACCAAGAGCTTGAAAACAAGCTAGGTGAGCAGGGTTCAGAACTAGGCAAACTTAGGTCTGCTGAAACTGAAGTCAAAGAATTGCGAAGGGTTGTAGACGATTTTGTTCTCAAACAGTCAAGTGCCAAAGAAGAACCTGCTGAAGAGGCAGATTTTTTTGCTGATCCTGATAAAGCGGTAGCTGAGAAGATTGCTAACCATCCTGCAATTAAGGAAGCGCAGCAAACAACACAGCAAATACGGCAAGATCAGGCTAGACAGCAATTGGTGGAGAAGCACCCTGACGTTGGGGATATCATTAAAGACACAGGCTTTGTTGACTGGGTTAAAGGTGACCCCATTAGGATTGAATTGCTACAAAGGGCAGACAGTCAGTTTGATACGGCTGCTGCTGATAACTTGTTAGGTCAGTGGAAACAGATCAAACAGGTTTCTGAGTCGGCAACCAGTTCTGAGAAAGTAGCTTCCAAGGAGACTTTGAAAAAAGTTTCTACGGGTGGTGCAAAGGGTAGTAGTGAACCTCCATCTAAGAAAATCTTCCGAAGGGCAGATATTATTAATCTTATGAAGACTGACATTAAACGCTACCAAGGCATGGAGCCAGAAATTAGAAAGGCTTATGCGGAAGGTAGAGTAAGGTAAAAGGTAACTACTATGGCTAATGAAACTTCAGGTGCTTATTTTACAGCTAATGCTGCTGTAGATAAGACTGCTGCTGATAAATTCATTCCTGAAATATGGAGTGACGAAGTGATTGCGAGCTACGAGAAAAATCTCAAGATGGCTCCACTTGTTAAAACCCTTAACTTTTCAGGTTCTAAGGGCGATGTTATTCATGTTCCCAAACCCACTCGCGGAAGTGCGGCTGCTAAGTCAGAAGCTACTGCGGTGACTATTCAAGCGAATCTTGAAAGCGAAATTACTGTTACTATTAACAGACATTTCGAGTATTCACGCTTGATTGAGGACATTGTTGAAGTACAGGCACAAGCGTCATTACGTTCCTTCTACACTGACGATGCTGGCTATGCCCTAGCAAAGCAGGTAGATGATGATCTATTTCGCGCTGGTACTGGCTTTGGTTCAAGCACACTAGATATGACTGTCGTAATTGATGGCTCTACCGCTGCTGGTACTGCCTTTGAGAGCGCAAACTCATTCTTTGTTGATGCTTCTAGTGGATTAACTGCGTATACAGACGATACTGTCGTAGCTGCTGATGTATTTACAGATGCAGGGTTTCGTGGATTAATCAAGAAAATGGATGATAATGACGTTCCTATGACGGATCGTTCGTTCATCATTCCTCCTACATTGCGATCTGCAATTATGGGTATTGATAGATATGTATCTGCTGACTTTACTTCACCTCAGACTGTTCAAAGCGGTTTGATTGGTCAGGTATACGGCATTGATATCTATGTTTCGTCAAACTGTCCTGTTATTGAGGATGCTGGCAGCAACTCTTCTGGTGCTAAAGATATTCGTGGTGCATATTTGATACATAAAGATGCCATCATGTTAGCCGAGCAGATGGCTGTTAGGTCACAGACTCAGTACAAACAAGAGCATTTATCAACGCTTTATACCGCTGATACGCTCTATGGTGTACAGGCATATCGTCCAGAAGCAGGATTTATTCTCTGCGTTCCAGACGTATAATATGAGGTACGGAAGGGGGGCTTTGCCCCCTTTCTTGCTTTATGGCGAAAGATTCAAGACTCAAGAGGATAGGAGTCTCTGGCTATAACAAGCCTAAGAGGACACCTAGTCACCCTACAAAAAGCCATGTTGTTGTTGCTAAATGCGAAGACGGGTCTGTAAAGACTATTCGTTTTGGTCAACAGGGCGTAAAGGGTGCGGGTAAGAATCCTTCTTCAGCTAAAGACAAGGCAAGGAGAAAGTCATTCAAAGCTAGACACGCCAAGAATATTGCAAAGGGCAAATGTTCTGCCGCATATTGGGCTAACAAAGTTAAGTGGTGAATTAAATGGCAGCTAAAATTAAACTCAAAAGAGAGACAGGCGGGACAGGTGATACGCCAACTACCTCTGACATTGAAGCGTATGAAATAGCGCAGAATGTAACTGATAAGCGATTATTCGGCAGGGATGGCAGTAACAACATTTTTGAATTTGGTATTAACCCTACCTCTATAGCTACTGGGGCTATTACAGCTACAGGTACAGTAACCGCTAACTCACAACTTGCTTCCTCAAACTTGGTTGCTACAGGCGGTTCAGTTAATGGAATAGTAATAGGAGCGTCTACTGCTGCGGCTATTACGGGTACTTTGATTACTGCTTCTACTAATTTTGCGGGGAATATTACCGGAAATGTGACCGGAAATGTGACGGGAAATATTACCGGAAATACAACCGGAGACTTAACGGGTAATGTCACTGCGGGTTCTGGTACAAGTACATTTAACAACCTAGTTATTAACGGGACAGTAGACTTTAATACGGCTGTTCTGACTGACCTTGGAAGCCCGAGCAACTCAACAGACGCAGCCACCAAGGGGTATGTGGACACAGAAATAACTAACCTAATAGGTGGCGCACCTGGAGCATTAGATACGCTTAATGAGCTTGCTGCGGCCTTAAATGACGATGCTTCCTTTAACTCAACGATTACTACATCTATAGCAGCTAAACTGCCTTTGGCTGGCGGTACTATGTCTGGTGCTATAGCGATGGGCAGCAATAAGGTCACAGGGCTAACCAATGGTTCGGCTAGTGGTGATGCTGTCAACAAAGGTCAGCTAGACACTATGCTACCTTTAGCGGGTGGCACAATGACGGGCAATATAGCTATCGGGTCTAACGTCATTACTTCTAGTGCTAATCCTACAGACGATACCCATTTAGCTCGAAAGGCTTATGTTGATTCTCAATTAGGAAATGCTACAGCGGCAGCTAGTAGTGCTTCTGCGGCGGCTACTTCAGCTACTGCTGCGGCATCTTCAGCTACAGCGGCAGCTTCTAGCGCGACATCTGCTGCCTCAAATGCTACTTCAGCGGCAAATTCATTTGATTCTTTTGATGATAGATATTTAGGAGCTAAATCATCTAATCCATCTGTAGATAATGATGGTGATGCTCTTGTAACTGGAGCAATTTACTGGAACACATCATCAAATGAGTTGAGAGTTTATAATGGCTCTGCGTGGGTACAAGCCGCATTTACAAGCTCAGATGTTGTTACAGACACAACACCACAACTAGGCGGTAGTCTTGATGTTAATGGGCAAGGTATTGTTTCTGTATCAAACGGTAATATAACACTAACACCTAATGGTTCTGGTCTTGTAAGAATTGATAGTAATGTTGATATTCAATCTGGGGAGATAGTTCTTAAAAATTCTGGCGCAGTATCAAATATTAAATTTTATTGTGAATCTTCAAATCTTCACTACACTCAATTACAAAGTTCTGCTCATGCAGATTATAGTGGTAATGTAACTTTAACATTGCCCCCTGCAACAGATACTTTAGTTGGCAGGGCAACGACAGATACGCTAACTAATAAAACACTTACTTCTCCAACTCTAGTAACTCCAGCTTTAGGAACGCCAGCATCTGGTGTTTTAACCAACGCAACAGGACTTCCTATTTCAACAGGGGTATCAGGTCTTGCCACTAATGTTGCAACCTTTTTAGGTACTTCTTCTTCAGCAAACCTAGCTAGTGCTGTCACAGATGAAACTGGTTCTGGTGCATTAGTATTTGGTACAGCCCCAACGATAACAGGAATGACGTTAGCTGGTGCGGTAACTGGTGCAGATCAAACTGTTTCAGCTATTAACCTTAAAGACTATGGAGAAGTTACTAATGCTTTAGGTAGTGTGTCAGGCAGTACAACGATTGATTTAACGGCTGGTAATTCTGTCACTGCAACTGCTGGTGGAGCAATTAGTTGGACATTCAGCAATCCGACCGCTTCAGATGAATTGTGTGGATTTATACTTAAATTAGTAAACGGAGGCAGTGCAACTCAAACATGGCCTGGATCAGTAGATTGGCCAGCAGCCACAGCACCTACACTAACAACAAGCGGAACAGACGTATTGGTTTTTATCACTTGTGATGGTGGTACGACTTGGTACGGATTTACTGCTGGATTGGCTTTAGCATGACAAATATAAGAAACGCTTTAATGCAAGCTGCTGGAACTGCTGCCAGTGGTGGTTCAGTTTATGTGGAAGATGTTTTTTCTACGTTTCTTTATACCGGAAATAATACCGCAGGTAATGCCATAAACAATGGACTAGATTTGTCAGGCGAAGGTGGTCTTGTTTGGATAAAAGCAAGAAATGCGACTGACAATCCTTGTCTTTTTGACACTGAAAGAGGTGTAACAAAATTTGTATCTTCAGGAAATAACAATGCTGAATCAACTGATGCGAATAGTTTAACAAGTTTTAATAATAATGGTTTCACACTAGGCACAGGTTGGACGATCGCGTCTGTAAACTATACATATGATTATGCTTCTTGGTCATTCCGAAAACAAGCAGGATTTTTTGATGTAGTAAAATTTAGTACAACTGGTGGTGGCGGAACACAAGCAGTTAGTCATAGTCTTGGAAGTATTCCGGGTTTTATTATAATTAAAAAAACTAGCGCAGCTCAATCGTGGTTCACATTTCATAAAAGTGTTACGTCACCAAATTCAAATTGGTGGAGAAATTTTTCAGACCTAACAACTGCTGCATTCGATGATTATTTTTCAGATGACTCTGCAATTAACTCAGCTCCAACGGCTACTACTGTCACGCTAGGATCATATTTTACAGGCGGTACTGCTGATTATGTTATGTATGTTTTTGCTGAAGGCGGTTCTGACGATCAAATCTTTGGCGATGATGGTGATGAAGCGATTATAAAAACTGGTTCATTAACAACAGACG